AGACAGGGCTGTATAGTCCCTCAGGAATTTCCTGTGGGTGTACATGCCTGCTGCCCTTTATCTGTTCATCAGTGCGGTTAGCTACCAGTGTGTTAGATACTGTGATAAATAACAATGATAAGTTAAACATCAAACTGAAAATTCTGATAAATAAACCAAAAGTTGCATTGTTCATTACATTTAATTAAAATATAAAACAAATAAACTAAGGCCTTGGTTGATGACTTGGAGTTGCTCCAGCATGAATGAAGTCCCAAAGGGCACGTCGTTGCATAGCTTTGTCAGCTCCTAGGATTACTCTTGAGTGGTAAACCCAGTCGATCAATCTGAATTGATGGATTTGTCTTGGTCTTGGAATCTTCGGCGGTGGTGGAGCTTCTGATTCTTCAGTAGACATCTCAGCATCTTTCGATGATGATGATCCATCTCCTTGTCCGGTAGATAACTGCTCTGGTGCAGCATCTTTCTTGCGCTTGTTCTTCGCTTGTGTTGAGGTAGTAACTCTTGGCATATAAGCTTCAAAGTTTTGTGTGTAGCTGTTATATTCCATTGTTCTGTACTCAGCATTGCCAAAGAATTTGCGTTCAGACGAACGTACATATGCCAGCGGATTCAAAATGATATTGCCATCTGTGCTTAGAGGGGGATCATTGTGGGTCCAGTGCTGGTAGTGGTCTTCGTCTCGGGGTCCCAGTCTTGGAGTGCAGGGTATTCCAAGAATGTAAGGTGCTACTAAGTCTAGCTCAGTAAAGTTGGATTCAAACGGAAACCAAGCATAGGCGTTGCCTTGCTTGAAGTCGAGTAGCCAGCTAGCTCGTCCCAGTACGTTGGTGGCGAGTGGTATTGTTGACCATTCTGTGCGTCTGCTGTCCATAACATCTGTTATGGCATAAACTTGGCGGATTTCGGTGCCGCAGCCTTGGAGATTGAGAAAGTTATAAGCATCCTCGTTGTAGTTAAACGTTTGTCCAAGCAGTGGGATATAGAGTGTATCTTCTGTGGATTGGTGGATGAGAGTGGGTCTTATGACCATGTTCAGGTGTTGTAAGAATGGATCATACTTAGGGGAGATGAGGTTGAGGTCCTCTGTGAAATGCTGGTTGTAGGCAGTGCCTGACAACTTTCTTACGCTTTCGCGTATGCAGTATTGCGTGTCCCAGAACCACGCGGTCAAATAACATTGAGCCATGAAAGAGGCTTTCGTTGAGATGCTGTTTGCATCTTCACGGCCAGTTGGCTCTGTAATATAGGCATGCTTGAAAGCAGACCAATTACTTGTAAATAAATCGGCATAGAGTTCGCTTAGCCGATCAAAGAGCTCCTGAGAGCGTACGTGAACATATCGCCTGTAGGCTTTTGGCCTGTCACGAAAGGTACCAATTTGGTTCTCCTCTTGTAAGGCGTCCACGATGCTGTCGAGCTCGTCACGGTTGAGTCCCGTGAAACTTGTCGCTTCGATGAGGTGGGCCTGTGTGGGTCCAGTCATTATGATTGTCGCGCTATGGGTAGTATTGTACGAAACAATAAAGCGTTAATAGGTAAATTAAGATTACTTCTTAGTCTTAACTGAATTATCGCAAGACTAAGATGATAATTCT